GAAAGATATAATCAAATTAAACCATTTTTAGAACTATGAGTAAATTAGACAACAGCGCAATTAGTAAGCACCTAGGACAATCAAGTCAGTATAAATCTACATACGACCCATCTCTTCTTGTGAGAGAACCTAGAGCAAACAATAGGACACATCTAAATATTGAAGAAGGTAATCTTCCCTTTGTAGGATGTGATGTATGGAATGGATTTGAAGTATCTGCATTGCTAGATTCAGGTCTCCCTACAGCTTTCGTGGCTAAAGTAGTTTATCCTTGTAATAGTAAATACATTGTAGAATCAAAGTCTATGAAGCTTTATTGGAATAGCTTCAATATGGAGAAGCTAGGTAAAGATGTATGTGAAGTATTTGGTAAACTTAAAGAGACTGCAGAGAAGGATTTAAGTGAACTACTAGAGACTGATGTTAAAGTACAGTTATTTGATCCTATTAATCTCGAGAGGACTACTGAAGAGTTTTTGAAAGATCAATTAATGTATGAGTGTCTAGAAGATAGGTTTGTATCTCTTGATATTGAGCAATATTCAGAAGACCCTACTATCCTTCAAACTATTAGTTATGATGAGAATAAAGAACTAAGAGTATTCTCTAAATTACTAAAAAGTAACTGCCGTGTTACCTCTCAACCTGACTGGGGTGATGTTTATATTAAGATCAAAGGTAATTATCTACCTACTTATGATAGTCTTCTTAAGTATATTGTTTCTTTTAGAGATGAATGTCACTTCCACGAAGAGATTTGTGAGACTATTTATAAAAGACTATGGGATGAATACAAACCTATTCAACTATCAGTTACTTGCTTGTACGTAAGGCGTGGTGGTTGGGATATTAATCCTCAACGTTGTTCATCAGAGCATTTAATTGAGGATAAGATGTGGAATGAAGAAGTTCCTTGGTCTAAGACAGGTAGACAGTAATATTAGTGTTCATATAAAAGGAAAGGCTCGCTTTCGCGAGCCTTTTTGTTTTTAATTATTACTAATTGAATTATGCGTAAGGTGTAACCTGAGATAAATCAGTTGCCTGATTCATACCGGTAACAAATACGACATGATAGTAATTAGAAGCACCAAAGAGATGGTCAACAACACCGTAACGGGTTAAGAGACCAACCTTAGGATAGAATCCGTTAGGATCGATAGAACGTTGGATCATAACAGGGATGTAAGGACAGTAAATGATACCAGAATCATAGTATTCTGGGCCCTTGTATCCGAGTAATGCGTATTCAACCTTATTGTTATCATCAGCACCGTTCAAGTTATACTGAGCTTCGGTGCGATTGTCACGATAGATGTTGAAACGACCACCGACGTTACCAACCTTAGCAACACCAACAGGAGCAGTGTTAACATTACCGTCAACTGTCATCCAGCTGAACTCAGGTAACATTTCAAGGATGGCACAAACACGTGGGGTTGCAACAACGAAGTTGGCAGCACCACGGCGGTTACGTACAGCCATTCTATTAGCTTCGATGACCAATTTCTGGTATAAAGCACGATTGCGCTCAGCCATCCAGCGACCATCAGCAGAAGCAACGTTGAATGTAGAATATCCAGCACCAGAACCAGCACCAATGGCGGTCTTGATCATACGGATAATCATTTCACGGTCAATTTCAGCTTGGATTTCATAGGACATAGCATTGGTTAACTCAGCGTCAACGTCAATACCGTTCATGTTCTTAAGATCCTGCTCTAATTCAACTGACCACTTAGCGCCTAATCTGCGAGTACCAGCTTCAACAGCTGTCTTTTCGAAGCTAAGCTCAACTGTAGGAATGTTACTTCCATCAGAAAGCTCAAATGCGCTAAGAGCAGCAGCAAAACCGAGGTCAGCAGCATCAGCAGCAACATTACCACCAGAGGCATTGATGAAGTTAAAGCTAGCAACACCAGATGCACCAGTTGTTCTGGTGTCAAGAATGTTGTGACCCAACTCACCAGTAGAGCTACCAGCACCTGTATCAGAAGCAGCAGCACTCTTGTGACCTTCTGTGCCGTCATAAGAACCAGCAAGAGGTGTTGAACCGTACTTGTAGCGTAAAGCGAATGCTAAACCAACAGGTCCAGACATTGGCTGAACACCAACGATTTCATTTGTGATTAACTCAGGGAATGTACGACGGATCATTGGGATCAAGATCTTAGGAAGTCTTGAATCACCAGCAGCGTATGTGTCACCAGAGGTGTATGCACCGCCACCTTGTCCATCACCTAGAGCAGGTGTACCTAAAGCGCCACCGCCACCGGCAGTATTGCTTTCCTTCAAACACCATTGCTCTTGGTTTTCCAAAAGCATGGCTGTGTTTAGACGGGTATGGCTGTCTTTAATAGCACTAACCTTGTTAGAGGTATAGTCCAAAACTGGACTCCACTTCTCCAACAACTGTTGTGCCCTGCCACCGTCAATATATTGTGTATTTGGTCTTGTATTTGTTTCGTTCATATTTTTATATATTGGGTTTAAAAGGGTCCTTTACATTGGAGATCAGGTAACGAGTACCTCAACAGGTTAAAATTACATAATCCTTGATAATTCATCAATATAAGGATTACCAGATTTTACAGATTCAGTTGTTAATTCTTGTGCAACGTCTTCCTTAATTTGAGACTTACTAATAGCGTCTTCTTTAAGGACCTCTAATGCTTCGGTATGCTTTTTATCAAACATCTTAACAGCGTAATCAAAATTTTCTTGGATGAACTCTAAATCCTTACCAGAAAATGTCTTAGTAATAAACTTAGTCTTCTTTTCATCGAAGCTCTTTGTCTTTTCAGATAAGAAAGCAGACTTCTTGAGCTCAACTAACTCAGAAGCAAGTGCATCGCGTTGTTCTGTTAAGTCAGTAATGCGATCAGATGCATCATCTAATCTTTTCTTACCGTCAACAACACCTTCTCTAATAGTTTCATTAGCGAGGGCAAGATCAACACCTAATGTCTTACGAAAATTCTCGAGAATACCGAGCGCTTTCTTGTTATTAACAGCTTCTTGAATAGAAGAAGCAGGAATTGCCTCATCGATATAAGAATCCAAGTAGTCAGAAATACTTTCTACAACTGTATCCCTAAGCTTGGCAGCTTCACTAGTAAGTTCACCTTGGTACTTAGCAATAATCTTCTTAAGTTTATTGGTTCTATCAGTATCAAGAGACTCGACTACCTTCTTAAGCTTACGGCAGTGATCTTTATCGATAGCCTCAAGTAACGCTTCTAATTTAGCGGCGTACTTCTCGTCTTGTTCGTTAAGAGCAGCTTCGACTGCAATTTTCGAACGCTCTTCTGCTTTAGAGTCCAACTGTTCGTTAAATGTCTCTTCAATTGCTTGAAGAGTCTCCTCAGTGAGAACATCCTTAGCAGCCTCTTTTAGTATGTCAGTTATGTTGCTCATTTAAAATAAATCTTTCTTATATGCTTTTTTGATCCTTTCCTGGATCTTGTACTCTACAGCCTTTTTTAATTCTGCATTTGCCTTGCTATAATCCTTGGCATATACGTTATTAATAAAAGACTTAATAGACTCTTTAAGTTTGCTGTCCATCATAATTATTTATTATTGTTTAAAAGTTTTTTATGAAACTAATTATCTGCTCTCTAAGATAACCGTCTAAGTCTTTCTTTGGTAAGTTACCAATACTCTTTTCAAACTTACCATAAATCTCTTCATACTTACCATCACTAGCAAGAACCCACTGCTTAGACTCTAAAATTCCATTGACAAATGCCTTAGGGAAGGAAGGATCAGCAACACAATCAATGGCAACAAGCTTCATATCTGATACTAATGAAACTCCTTGAGGGCCTTCATCTAATTTACCTAATGCTCTACTAGAAACACCGACTTTTACTCCATCCATAACTAAGCTTCTTACAATTTGACCGCAAGGTGTGCTTAGTACTTTAGACTTACCATAAAAAACGTTATCTTTTTGCTTTAACTCAGTGATAATGTGACAAGCTCTTTCAAGATCTACTTCAGCTGTTGTTGGGTGATTTAATTCTCCCATAGCCCTGTTTTCATCTATCATCTCAGAAGTATAACGATCTACTTCCTTAGCCATTTCTTCGAGGTTATATATTCTATTATTACGATTCTTCTCAGAAGCCATCATGAATGGACCCTGAATATAAAGCTTTGAAGGCTCTTTCGCATTCTTTTCTTCGACTATATACTCGAAATCACTAAGATCCGGTTTTTCTACTAAAAGTTTAAATGCCATACTGTTATTAAATATTTATTATTGTTTACTATTTTTTCTCAGGAAATAATTCCTTTTCTGTTAATATTATAAATTTGTAACCATTTTTATCTGCCCAACCTTTAGCAGCATCCCACTTTGCCTTATTAACTTCAAATGTAACTTGCTCGTGTATTAATGTTTCTCTTTTCTTTTTTCTACTAAAAACAGGTGGCATTGTCTGTTTAAACGGCTTTATCTCAACTAGATACTTAACATTTCTATTGCCCTCTTTTAGAATTAGTATATTATCAACGAAGTAACGATGAACTTTATTGTCAACAGGGGAAGTATATGGTATAACAACAGCTTCAGCAGCCCACTCTAACACATTAGGGTTGCGATCACACCATTGAAAGAAATGAAGCTCCCAAGAACTTCTATATTCAGGAGTACTCCTACCTACATACTTACTTCTATTTTTAGGTCTAAATAGACCCTTTTTAAAATCACCTTTTTTGTGTATCATCCTATAAAGAATTGAGGAGGAGCAGCGTCACCATAACCAGGAGTACCAGTTAATAACATTTGCTCTAACTCTTTCTTTTCGGATAAACCTTCTTGTAGAAGAGAAGTATCTAAAGTACCACCACCAAATAGTTGTGTACCAGTAAATTTACTACGAACCCTACCAATAGTGATTTTAGTTAAAGCTAATGCATACTGAAACACCCAAGGCTCTTTGATTACATCTCTGATAGGTCTTTCTACATAAGCACCAAATACTCCGTAAAATCTTTCACTAGATTTTGGTTCAGGGTATAATACTAAATGTTGAGTTCTCTCATCAAATTTAAATGTTCTCTGTATTGAGAGCATTTTAGAGCGCGTTTCCAACCATTGCTTTAATATATACCAACTAATTAGATCAAATCCATAGTTACCCATTGCATAACTGAAATAAGTTTGTTGTGCTAAAGACTGCTCTACTGTAAATAGGTTATGAACACTAGTATTACTAGCTTCATCAAAACTATAAACGTCTATAACTTTACGATACTGCTTAGTTAAATCGTCAAAATTACCAATAACAGGAGATATAGAAGTTATAGTTTGTGTTGTAGTGTCATTAATAGTTGTAGCATTTCTGTTACCATTAATAGTTCCAGTTTTATTTGTTCTTGGTACTACACCAATAGTAACAACATTACCAGCAACAGTAGTACTTAATTCAAAAATTTCAGTACTCGTCGTAAAGACGGTACCATACTCAGTATTACTCACATCAGCTTCACTAGCACCCGATGTCGCAACAGAAAGAAGTTTCGTAACTTGAGTATTAGTATCACTTAATACCATTGTAAATGTATATTCCGATGGATCGACTAATACATCAGAAACATCAAAATTAAACATTGGTATGAATTCATCTTCTTTAGACTCTGTTAATGTAACAGCCGTTACCGTAGCTACTGTATTAGTGGTTACAGTAGAAGACTGGATTGAAGTGGCATAAGTTGATGTAAGCTCAGGGGTTTTGGTTAATAAATCTTCTAAATCTAATCCCTTCCCTCTGGTATATAAGTTGCTATCAAAAACTAAAAACTCTTCAGTATAGCCAGCGAATTTAGTGAACATCTCTACAGCTCGAGCTATATTTGTATACATCTGCTGACCGTGGATCTCTAAGTTAATTAGAGGGTATCCGAGATCGTAACAAATTCTATCCGCTAGTCTTTCATAGCTAGATATTTTGTTAGCTAAATTTGTAGAAAACAGGTGACTTCCTGCACTCAAAAACGAATCTTGCCATACTGTGGTAGCCATTATAATTATTTAGGCTGTTGGAGGTGGTTCTGGCGCTGGTGCTTCAGTTTCTCCACCAGCTTCACCTTCACCTCCAGGTGTGGGACCGAAATCAGGTGGTGTTTCTCCGCCACCTTGATCAACTGAACCTGCTCCAGCTACTGCTGAACCAGCTCCAGCGTTCCAATCAGATCCACCTTCTTGAATCTTAGCGATTTCATGCTGTAAAGAAGCATCTTTACGTAGCCATTCTCTATTAGCTTTAACCTGCTCATCATTCCAACCTAAGAATATCTTTTGAGCATAACCCTTAGAGATGGATTCGTTCTGAGTGATACTATTGAAGTTATTAAGTTTCAAGTCTAGTATTTGTTGCTTACGTAACTCATAGTAGTTACGCGGAGGGGTAAAGGTTAGATCAAACGCATTCTCTCTTAACTCAAAATTACTCCATAGTTTCTTTAGCTTAAGATGAGTAATAAAAGATTCTTTTAACCCTTTAGCAAATCTAGCCTGTAATCTAACAATAAAGTTAGCAAACTTTAATTCCTCTCTGAGTACATTAGCATCTGCTTGATAAGAGCTTTCTAGTTCCGCTCTATTAGTAGGCACTTTTAGAGCTTTATATAACTTCTTGACAAAATAAACTAGGTCTTGTAACTCTCCTAAGTTTTGACCACCTGGTAATGAGTCAACAGATGTACCATTACTACCTTCTCTTTTAGGAAACCAAAACGCATCAAGTATAGACTGTGGATTAAAAGAGTTGACACGCTTATCTTCGTCTAAATTAAAGGTCTTTTTTGACCAATAGTTTTGCATTAACTTACGCATGTAAGATTCTGCCTTCGGTGGGCTCATGTTACCCACATCTACATTAAATACTAGACGTTCTGGTGCTCTAACTAAGCGATAAATAATAATAGAATCCTCAATAAGAGTTAATTGTCTATAAGCTCTACGAGCATTTTCAATAAAAGGCACTCTAAATGTCTTGTCTTCGTTCCATGTACCTGAATTAATGTAAGTAATTTGATTTCTATCAAGAGGAATAAAGTCTTTATCCTTTACCATCGCAGTTGGAGCTTCTCTCTCATCTTTGTGATGCTTTAACTTGCGCAATAGAAATGCTTTTATAGCCATGTTTTGATAATTATCATAAACAGGGTCGATGACATGTGTGGGAATATTGATTGCGCCTAAGATACCACTTTCAGGATAATCCTTATGAATAATATTTTCGAAATATAACTCACCGTCAATAAGAAGATAGCGAAGATATTCCCATCCCTTTTCTTTTAACTCAAAAATATTAATAAACTTTTTAAACTCTTCATTGAGCTGCTTTATAACTAATGGGTCATAGTCAAATACATCTCTAAAATTAAGATTAATAATATTACCCATCTCATCTTCACAGAGAAACTCATCACAGATTTCGTCTAACGCATCTGATACCTCAGCAAATGCAGCCATTACTCTGTAATCTCTTAATCGTCTAC